ATGTCGTAGACTTGGTTGCTGAAGGCCATCGGGTCGGCCGGGACAAGAATGTACCCGACGAACTCTCTGTGGGACATCCGCAGGCCGAGCCCGCGCATCGCTGTGAACGATGGCACTGGCTGTCCCGCAGGGAGATGCCCCCCTCGATCCAGGAGGGAGTTCGCGTCAACGGCGTAGTCTCCGAAGCCGACGAGTTGCGACAACGCGTTCCCGAGGAAGCCTCCAACAGCTTTCCCAAGTTCACGTCCCGGCCCGCCGAGTCCGAAGACTCCTCCAACGAGTCCTCCCAAATGGTCCCCAACTCCCCCCCCCGCACGCTTGAACGTGCCAGCGGGGAGGAGCGTCTTGCCGGCGCGTGTGACTGCGCCTGCGTTAGACTTTCCTTTTCCTTTACCTTTTCCCATTTCTGCGATAGGCCAGAAATTTTCTCCAAATTGATTGTTTGCGTTTGACTTGTAGCGGACTACAAGAGTTGGAGCCGGTTTCCTGGTACCGGCACCACAAGTCAAACCCTCGTCTCAAGAGGAGGCACTGACGGCGCGGTCGGCTCTTTCCGCGTCCTTATCCGTCTTCAAGCCCACCTCAGCCAGCTTTCGCCAGCGGTTCAGCCAAGGCGTCGACTCCGGCGTGCTTGCGCGCGTCGGCTTCGGCGGCAGGGCTGGGGGTGAGCTCTGTGCCTCCTCGAGTGTACTGGCGTCCGAGCCAGCCGTCTCCACGCGAGGATTTTTCGATGCGGCGTCTCTCTCTTGTCGCCGCACCTTCTTTTCTTTTCTCTTCTGCGCCTTTGACCTGACCACAACAAACGGCGCGTCCGTCTGCTTGGTAGTCGGTGCCTGAGCCGGCGCACCAACATCAGGTTTCTCCCGGTCTATGAGCGCACCCTCGAGGGGGGTGTCGTCTGGCTTCTCCCAGCATAGGCTCAACTTCAGTAGCTGGTCGACGTGTGTTGCGTTGGCCAACTCCCTGCGGAATTGTATCAGCCGAAACTCCGGCATGGCGGTTTCGAGGTGTTCCAACATCCATGGCGCGTACGCGTTAGGATATTGGTCCTCCAGCCCGTCACGGGCGTTCCAGTAGACCCTGGTGTCGATGTCGCACTTCGACAACAACTTCGGCGCTAGCTCCTCAAAGCGCCGACAATAATCTCCGATGACCGGTGTGAACCGGTCCGTCAAAAGAAAAGCACTAACCTTCTCAGCCGCGCGCTGCAGTTTAGTCACTCCGGCAGGTAAACTTCCGGTGAGATGCCACTTTAGCATTTGGCGTTTGATGTCGCACATCGAGTTCGTATCTCCCTTGAAGACGTCCCCGGAATAGTACCGAGCCAGGAACGTCGCGCCTTGGTCACCGGGCGCCACTCCGTCATACTTCAACGTACTGCCGAAGACCTCGGAGAACTTCCGGTGAGCGCGCTCACACAAGTCAGGCGTGGCCCCGTCGTCGCCCAGGTAGATACCCAGTGCGGCGTAAGCCTCCTTTGGGGCCTTACCACCCCCCTCGCGTGATCTAAACGACATATACACGATCAACGCGTTGATCCAGGTGTTTGCGAACGACGTCTCGGGGTCTCCCGAGTTTCGTGCGGTTCCTGATTCATAACGTATGTTTCCGGCATATACCGTCAGGTTGATGTGATTCTCGAACCACGCCAAGACATAGGCGACATCCTCCTCACAGAATGCTGCCTCGTGCAGGAGGCGCTCAGCCTCCCTCGCACGAGCGTTAAGGCTACCGTCCATGCGCGTGAAGTCTGACAGGTTCAGCATCAGAATCACGAGCTCGGCCCGCTTAGCCATAGTCTCCGCTATGTCCCGGTTGGTGCGCCCACTCGCATACCACTTCCACGTTTTCGTAACCTCTTTGAACGCGTAGACCACCCGTGAGCCAGCCACCTTGAGTGTGGAGCTGACTGGGGTAATCATGCGTGCGGCCTTCGTCTTATCATATGTTTCCTTCTTGATGAAAGCCTTGGCATCGTTGGGCGTCACGCGCTGCTCGTCCTCGTCGAGTGCGGCTTGCTGCCCCGGCCTCCTCTGCCGTTCGATAACTTCTTCCTTGTTCTCAAGTTTCAACTTTCCCTTCAAGTCGCCCAGCGTGAGGTCGATGAACTCCTTAACGCACTTCAACTGAAATGAATTAAAGGGCTCCTCTTCCGAGCGGGCCTTCTCCTGAAGTTCGATGCAACGTTTGGTTGCGCCATAGGTCATGTTCGCTTGCGAGTTGACGGGCACCATGGCGCCACCAACAATTGGTGCCATGATGGTCGTGACGGCGGCTTCCGCCCCCTCTGTCGCCTCGCTGGCGATCTCGTAGTCGTGGTATCCGTCCTGTTGCTCCACCACAATCGACGGTTTTTCCCCCCACTCCGAAAGGATCGCTCCAAGGACAGTCATCGACATTGCTTTGTCTATGCCCGAGGTGGACTCTATCGTGTGGCGGGTTACTCCCAATCGTGCGACGTTGTGGGTTTCCACAAGCGCCTCGTACATCGACAGTTCGATCTTTGCACAAGCGTACTGCCCGGGACGTCCGATCGA